AGCATGACCGCCCACCGCCTCATCAACTGGCTGCTGGCCGCGATCATCGCCGCCACCCTGTCCACCGCCTACCTGCTCGACGCCCCTGGCGAAGTGCAGGCCCGCATCCACACCGCCCAGTCGGTGGCCGACGCACAAAAGCAAGCCCAGCGCACCAAGCGCTTTGAGAAAGCCGCGCACCAGCTCTGTGGCGGCGGCAATGGCGCGTTTGAGCTGCTGGCCGATGGCGCCATCCAGTGCTTCACCCACCGGGGTCACAAGACCGTCACCGCCAAGGTGGCCCTATGAACTGCTGCGAACAGTCTGCCCCCACCAGCGGCTGCAACCAGGGCCGAGACTGCCCGGTGCGCAGCAGCCGCATCACCTCCGAGCAAGCCTTTGAAGCCGCCCGGCTGATGGACGCCGCCCGCATACAAGAATCACGCCGGGTGCCACGCAGCACACCGCCCGCCACAGACACCAGCATTCCACCCGAGGCGGGCAACATCTGGTTTGCAGACAGCGAACCCACCCCGTTGTGTGAATGTGTCCACCAGGATGATGGTTTTCCGCTGAGCCAAAAAGAAGTGCTGGCCGTCAGCGGCATCGCGGTTTGCATCCTGGCGCCGTGGCTGGTGTTGATTGCGGTGGCCATTGGCTACCTGGCAGAGCGGGCGGCTGCATGAGCACCACCTCACCCGCTGCCCGTGGCCTGTGGTTCTTGAGCCGCAAGACAAGCCCCAAGGCCACCCGCGCCGCAGATGGCACCTTTGCCCTGACCCTGCTGGTGTTTGACCGCCAAGGCCCGCACACGGTAGAGCCATGGCGCGTCACCTGGAGCGGCAACGATGCGTTTGACTTCTGGAGCATCCACGCCCACCTGCTGCAACCCGGCGTAGCGCTGTACATGGCGCTGGACAAACTGCGCTGCTTCAGTGCGGCGGGCAAGCATTCAAGCGCTGAGTTTCAGGCCAACGTCAACAGCTTGCAAGTGGTCACAAAAGACGCCAACAGCGCGCAAAGTTTCAAGACAAATCAGGCTCTAGCCCACGCATAACGTGCGTGTCTAGCTATTTATTCACTAGCACTTTACCCCATGATCACACTGCCACTCACCCCGGACGACATCAAAAGCGAGGCCGAAAAAGCCGCCTGGATGTACGACAGCCTGGACAACTACCCCTACCCTTTTGGCCACCACCAAAGCCCCGAATTTCAGGCCGCTTTTGATGCCGCCCGCGCCGAGATTGCCAAGTACAACGCCCAGCCTGCACGCAAAGTGGGTGCCGCATGACCGCCCGCAAAGCCGCCCCTAAGGCCAAGGTGTGCATCGTCATCAACCGCGCCAAGGCCCGGCTGACCGCTGCCGCTGCCGACAAGCCGGTGGACATGGCACCGGCCAACATCCCCGGCACGGCCATCATCAAAGGCCTGCAAGCCGCCATGCTCGACGCCCTGGTGACTGCCGGTGGCCGCGCCATGACGCGCACCGAGCTGATCACCGCCAGCGGGGCCAGCGAGTCAACCGCCCGGCGCCCGTTTGTGGATCTGCGTGAGCGTGAGCTGATTGACGTGGCCGAGCGCGCTGGTGAGCGTGGCATGCAGCTGATCACCATCAACGCCAAGGGCCGCAAGGCGCTGTGGTCTTACCACCAGGCCGAGGCCAACCACACCCGCCATGCCGCCACCCCGGCGCGCACCCACATCAGCACCGATCCCTACACCCCAACCGCCAGCGCCTATTACCGCAACAGCGGCCACCCGCACATTGCCAGCCATGGCGTGCGCTGCTGATCAACCCTGAGACCTTTAACATGACCACCACCACCTACACCCCCCAAGCTGGCTCACTGGCCAGCCAAGTGTGCGGCTACCTGCAAAACAACCTGCATGACCCCTTGACGCTGGACGACATCACCGACATGTTTGGCGGTGTGCGTGGCAACGTGCATACCCTGATGGCCAAATCGGTCGAGGCGAAGCTGCTGACACGCGACCGCAATGCAGACGGCGAATACATCTACCAGCCAGGGCCAGCGCTGCCCAAGGCGGGGGTGGACATTGACGCCATACACACCAAGCGCCCCAAGCGCCAGGTGGCCACACCCACCGACGTGGGCGCGCTGGAGATCAGAGACGACCCGCTGCCCGCCAGCCGCTGTATGGCGCCCAACAAGTACCACGCTGCATTTGCCACCCTGCGCCACGGCCAGTGCGTGCGCTGCGAGTCTGGCGCCGTGGGCCGAGTGTCGGGTGCGCTGCGCAAATTTATCGAAGTGAAGCAGATCACCGGCCAGATCAAGAGCGTGAAAAGTTACCCCGGCGATGAACTGTTTGGGCGGGTTTGGCTGCTGGATGCGAAGGTGGTATGAATGAGTTACATCTATTCGCAGGCGCTGGTGGCGGCATCCTTGCCGGGCAGCTGCTTGGACACCGAACCATCTGTGCCGTCGAGTGGGAACCCTACGCACAAGCCGTGCTTGTGGCACGACAAAACGATGGCACCTTCCCACCTTTCCCGGTTTGGGATGATGTGCAGACCTTTGACGGACACCCATGGCGCGGCCTTGTTGGCATCGTGGCAGGCGGGTTTCCGTGCCAGGACATCAGCACAGCAGGCAAAGGCGCAGGGCTTGACGGAGCCCGAAGCGGCATGTGGCACCACATGGCCCGCATCATTGGCGAGGTTAGACCCCGCTTCGTCCTTGTGGAAAACTCACCAGCACTCACTTCTAGAGGGCTTGGAAGAGTTCTCGGAGACTTGGCCGCGCTGGGGTTTGATGCGCAATGGGGAGTGCTGGGAGCGTGCGACGTTGGCGCACCGCACAAGCGAGAGCGCATCTGGATCGTGGCAAACGCCCGTAGCCGACGACTCGGTGAACCGGGTGAAGGGCAAGTGGAACAGCCAAGGCGAACCGAAGCTGTCGGCACAGGTGATGTTTCCGACACCGCTGGCCAACAGCCATACGGGTGCGGGACATGGGCCGAACAAGAAGGGATCACCGAATTTGCAGACGGTGGTGGCGATGTGGCCAACGCCAGTGGCAACCATGAGCAAAGGCAGCAGCCCGGCAGCGCTCACCAGAAAGAACGGACAGGACCGGAGCAACGACAGGCTGGACCATGCAGTGATGGCTTCGGACGGTGGCCAGCTGAACCCGGACTGGGTAGAGTGGTTAATGGGATGGCCTATCGGTCACACCGACTTAAAGCCATTGGCAACGGCCAGGTATCAAGAGTGGCAGCAACAGCATTCAATTTATTAAAACCATGAGCAAAATCAACTTTATTCAAGCCCCCAGCAAGCCGCCCGCCCTGCTCTACCGCAACCCGGTATTCCGCGCCTGCATGCCCAAGGTGATGAAACAAGCCCAGCAGGTTGACCTGGCACTGGCCGCACGCGAGGCCTTTGAGTCATCGCAAAAAGGCACCGTCACCGAAGACGAGCGCGACATCCTGGCAGGCACCGCCAATGTGGTCATGGTGCTGGCAGAAAAGCACTGTGTGCCGGCTGATCTGGCCGCTGCCATTGCCGCACAGGAAGCTTTGTTGCGTGCCGACTGCCGCGCCGCCTCTGGCTTGCACTGGAACTTTGATGGCGAAGGCAGGCTGGCAATCATGCGCATGCTTGATGCGCATGAACAGATGCTGGCCACTTTCGGCCATGGCACGCTGACCGATGCCCTGCTGACCGTGATGGACCGGCGCGCCAAGGGGCAGGTGCACCGGATTGTGAAGGTGGCGGCATGAGCACCATCTACATCGCAGGCCCCATGACCGGGTTGCCAGAGTTGAATTTTCCGGCCTTCCACGCCTGTGCGCGTAACTTGCGCGCCATTGGCCACCAGGTGATCAACCCCGCCGAGATCAACACAGACCACAGCCTGAGTTGGGAGGCCTGCATGCGCAAGGACATTGCCGCGCTGGTCACCTGTGACGCCATCCACCTGCTGCCCGGCTGGCAGGACAGCAAAGGCGCCACGCTTGAGCACCACATTGCCGAGCGCCTGGGCCTGGCCATCAGCTTTGCGCCGGTGCCTGTATCTGAGTACCAACGCCTGCGCGGTGAGGCCAAGGTGATGCGCGAGCTGCTGGCCAGGTGCCGCCACCTTGTCCTTGAGGTGATGGACGACAACAACTATGACGATGGTGAGGTGGTCACCAATCTGTCTGAGCTTGAAGACAAGATCACGCTGGCGATTCGGGGGGCAGCATGAGCACGATTTATGGGGAAGGGTTCATTGCTGACCTTGAGGTGGATGGATTGACACGGGAACAAGTTGGGCTTGCACTGGATGCTGCACGGTATAAATGGCTGCGTGACAGCATGGAGTCGCCAATTGTTAGCGAGGGACAGGCTACAGACAAGATGGTGGACGCAGGTATATCTCGTGAAGCAGCAATGGGAGGTGTGAAATGATTAAGACTTGGGCAGATCGCGTGCTTGATAACGATGTCAAAGGCGCAACAGTAGCAATGCTTGCTGAGATTGACGAGCTTCGCGCCGAGCTTGCAAAGATCAAGTCACCCAGTGCGCAGCCAGTGCCAGATGGCATGGTGCTTGTGCCAATCACCCTCACCGAGCCAATGCTTGAAAAGCTTGCGTACATGGGCAGATCACGGATTGTCAGTGGCCCAAACAAAAGCGATTGGGGGCCTGCTGCTATTCGTCACTGGAAAGCCATGCTGGAAGCGGCAAAGCCATGACCAACCTGCTACGCCTACCACCAGCAACAACAATGACAGCAGAGCAAGCACTGCAATCAGCGTTGGTTGATGCGGAAGAAAAGCATCTTACTGATGTGCTTATATGTGGCTATGACAAAGATGGCGATCTGTATATCAGGTCATCACGCTTGACGTGTGCAGAGGCCATGTTCATGGCAAATAAGGCGCTTCAATGGGCTGAGTCTGGAGGTGAATTTTGAGCCAAACATACCCACTACCAAAAGCAGATCAAGACAAAGCCGCAGCGCTGGCAAAGCGAATGCTTGCATTGGCTAAGGGTGAAAGCCCCGCTGTAACTGCGATGGCTGGAAAGCTGATTATTGATCTGGTTGTCTGGGTGCATGAAGCGGACAAGTTGACAAAGAAAGCGAGTAAAAAATGAGTGAGGCACTAGAACGGGTCATTGCTGAACAACAGGCCCAGATTGATCGACTGAAGCAGATCGTGGATTCAAACAACAAGTCTTTCGCCGGGTTCACAAAGTCTCAAGAGCGCATGGCACACGCAGCATTTGGGCTTATCAATGAGCCAAGAAGCCATGACCGGATGTGGGCACTGAAGCTGGAGCTGCAAGCGCAGGGATGGTGTGTGTTTTGCGAAGCGTCACCTTGTGAGTGTGATCATGATTAATGCACCAACCGGATATTGTTTTCTGGAATGGGTTGGCAGCACAGAGGTTGAAGTCACCTCTGGCGCAGCCACCTTTACAACAGACGCTGATATTGCCACTGTGCATCTGACCTCGTTTGTAGATGCTCAGACACTTGCGAAGCTATTGAATTCATCCTGTGCCAAGGCGTTTGACAACGGGGTGCAAACCATTAAATATAGGGTGGCAAAGCCATGAACGAAGTCCACGCCAACGACATTCAATTTACCCACAAGCAGACATGGTTAGGGGTAGTTCTGATGGTGCGTGACGCCGTTCTTGGAAATGGCTATGGCGATTTTGAGTGGAGCAAGTGGCGCAGGGCCAACTACATCGAATATGAAATCTATATGCGGAGAATCAAATGACCCACCACATCACCCACAACCACACCGCCGTGGTGAGCCAAACGATGGCCTGGCTGCCCGTGGACGCCAACACCCCGCAGGGCGTCAAGTGCCTGGTGATCGACCAGACGCAAGGCATCGCCTACCTGCGCGACTACTGGCCCGGCGATGGCTGGACCCACTGGCACCCGCTGCCCCGCTTTCACGCCGCCACCTGGGCGCCCTTTGATTCTGAGGATGACAACAAATGAGCAACCTGATGACCCAAGCCATGATTGTGGATAAGTACGGCTTTCGCGTGGGCGTGGAAAAGCTGGCCGAGATTTTGTGCATCACCAAGCCATCGGTTTACAACCAGCTCAGTGCCGGCACATTCCCCATTGCCACCTACCTCGACCAGGGCAAGCGTTATGCCGACTTCAGGGATGTGGCCGAGCACATCGACAAATGCCGCACCGCAGCTACTCGGGGTGCAGGCTCTCGGGCTTGAGCTGGGTGTAGCGCTTGAGGTTTGACCACGACTTGTGGCCGGTCACCAGCGCCACCTGCTCGATGGTGTAGCCCTGCTCAAACAGCGCACTGGTGCCCTCGTGGCGCATGTCATGCAGGTGCAGGTCAGGGATTGACAGCGCCCGGCAGGCATCCTTGAAATACTTGGACAGCGTTTGCGGGTGGATGGGGAACAGCTTGTCACCCTTGCGCGGCTGCCGCATGGCAATGTCAAACGACTTGCCTAACAGCGGGATGGTGTCATCATTTCCCTGCTTGCGGCGCGGGTCTTTGCGGTTGCGAATGGTCAGCATCTTTTTTGCCTCGTCAAAGTCCGCCCACTTCACCGAGCACACCTCACCTCGGCGCATGGCAGTGATGGCTGCAAACTCCACCGCATCCGCATACACCTGGCCACGCAGCGCCAGGGCCTTCAGAATCCCGGTGATTTCATCTTCAGTGGGCCTGCGGTCACGCTTGCCCCCGCCACCGATCAGCCCCAGGTGGGTGAGCAGCGGGCGCGCCGCGCCTGCCGCATCTGGCAGCACCACGCCCAGCGCAATGCCTGCGTAGCGCATCACCGTGCCGAGCTTGCTGATTTCAAGGTTGACGGTGTACGGCCCGGCGCCGTCTTCCTTGCGCATCTTGCAGTAGTCTGCCAGCGCTTGCGGCGTGAGTGCCCCGGCGCTCTTTTCCCCCAGGCCTTCGGTGAGGCGCTTGAGCACGTAATGCTCGTTGGACGTGTCGGCAATCGGCCTGGAGGCCTCGCGCAGCTCGCGGTAAGCCTGTATCACCTTGGCCATGGGCATTGATACGGGGTCCACCGCTACAATTCCATGATCAATGTCGGATTCGATTTTGCGCGCCCAGGCTTCGGCCTGCGCTTTGGTGGTAAAGGTCTTGCACTTGGCTTTGTGCCCGGCGCGCCGCACCAAAGCCCGCCACTTCAAACCGATTTTTGTAAAGGTTGCCATCTGTATCACCCCGCCGTATCACTTTTGTAACAGTGTGCCGATGATACCTAGGATAATCAGGATGATGTGATTTGATAACCGCCCAATGAGAACAGGGCAAAATAGAGCCCAATCCCGCTGTAGTTCAAAGTGATGTAAAGTCCGCATTTATTGGCCTTGCGGGGTGCTTGTATCAATTTCGTATCAGTCAGGCGGCAATGGGGGACAAAAAACGACCCACCAGAACCGCCCAGGCTGCACGATCAGGCACACACCAAGGCTTAGGTATCCCCGAAATTCCCCACTAATCTCACCGCTTACCACTCAAGGCGTCCCTGGCGGCGTTGTACTGGGTTTGGCACTGCTGGAGGTCAGCGAGTAGTCGGTCGGCACGGGCAGATTCCCTAACAAGAAGTTCCGAGTCCTGTCTGTAAAGCTGGGCTCCAGTGCAGCCGGTGCCTGCTGCAGCGGCGGGATTGCCGGGCAAATCGCCTGGACCAGGACGCGGGGTGCGGTTGCGCAACCCGTCAAGAGCAGCAGCAAGAGCGGTATTAAGTTTTGCAATTTGGGCATCTTTGGCTTTCTGTTGTGTGTCTGCACCGGCCTGCAGGTCTTTGGTCACCTGGAGCGCGCCGGCGGTGATCTTCAGGCTTTGTTGACTGCGATCCAGCTCCACGGCGTCCCACTTGACCTGCACGCTGTCAGCACCCAGGCCGTAGCCAAACCAGCCAGCCCAAGCCAGGATGGCCGCCGAGGCCAGAGCCAGCCAGATGCGGGGATTCAGCAGGTTCATCAGTCGGCCCCGCTTATTGGTAGCACCAGCCGAGCATGGTTGCCGCTCCACGACATATCGCCATCGAGCTGCTGTTCCATTTCGCGCATGTCGTGTTTTTGGTGGACGCGCAATGCCGCTATTTCAACGGCGTGAATAGCCCGTAACTGCGCCAACTGCTCAGACAGTGTGTGCGCTGCGCATCTGGCCTTGGCCTCGGGTGTGATTTTGGAAGTCATGGTGTGATGCACTGCTGGTACTCACGTTCCCGGCGCAAGGTGAGGCCGCGCAATGGCTTGCCTTTGAACTTGTCCCAAGACTTGATTGCAGAACATGCCCCTGCGTAGTCACCCGCATTCAACTTGCGGACAAGCGTGCTGGTGCAGAAGGCGTTGCTACCAATGTTGTAGCTCAATTGCAGATAAGCGTCATACTCGTTTTGACTTAATGGCACCTTGACGCACTGTTTCAAAGCACCTTCAAACTTCTGAATGTCGGTCAGCGCCCGAGCCAACGCCTGTGGTGGCTTGATCGTATCGCCTAGCTTTACACCGCTGGTGGTGCCAAACCCAATCGTCGGCACATCACCCGGAACAGGGATCACTGCGCGGTCTGTGTAGGACTCGCTCACCACCAGGCTAACCAATGCTGCCGCGCTAAGGCTAAGGCCCGCCAGCGCGTTTCTGGTGCGTGGTTGCAGGCTCACAATGCCGCCTTGGGCTGCGCCACAACCCGAGCAATCGCAGCGCCTGCGCTACAGATCAAGGCCAGCACCGCCATCGTGTTTGGTGGTAGCAAATCCAACGGCACGAAAAATGGCAGGGCTACTTCAGCCGCACTGAACATCGCGCCAAGCAGAGCCAAGCGCACGCTCCATGCCTTCATCAGCACAGCCCTGAAGTTGTCAATCAAGGTCATTCTGAGAACCCCCACATGTCCCATAACTCACGAATAAGTTCAGCGTACAGGTCGTAGAGTTGTTTCATGATTGGCTCCAGTTCATGGCTTGATGTGGCGCACGTTGCACGCATCCCGGTCTACCTTTGAGTCCAACTTTGACTCAATCTTGTCGAGCTTGGCAAACAGCGCATTGGTGATCTTCTCCAGTGCTGCGTTGGTGGTGTAGGAGCCAGCCACCATCACTTCGATGCCCTGTACTTTGGCACTCAAGGCCAAGTCGCTGTCGTGCAGGCTTTTTAGACTGTCTCGCAGGTTGTTCAGAATCCAGCCGCCAAGACCGCAGAAGCAACCCATGGCCACGTTGAAATAGATTTGTGCGTCTTCGCTCATGGGGTGTCCTAGTGGTAAATATGGGCTTGCCAGTTGTAAGCCCCCTGGCAGTGGTCAGAGCCATCTCCCGCCAGTCGGGCCAGCCAGTCAATCCCCGGCACAGCAATGCGCCCTTGGATATTCCCGTCCAGCAGTAGCGACCAGCTTGCGGCACTGATGGTTTCACCGGGTCGGCAGCGGCCCAGCGTGATCAGCAACAGCACCTTGATGTCAAGCCACAGCAAAAATTTAAGCAGCGGGTGCATACGCGATTCCTTTCAAGATGTTCTTCATGTGCCGGTAACTCCCCGTGCGCAGCGCATGGCCCAGGCAGGAGGCAATGGCTTCGTCGTCACCCTGCTTCGTCGCCTTGGCAAAGGTGTACAAACTGTGCTTGCGCACAAAGCGCGTGCTGCGCCAGGTGCGGTAGCCGACAAAATTCAAGCCGCGTTTGCACTTGTGCAGGCTGTAGCGCGAAAGGCTCAGGTGCAGCTCGTCCGCAATGAATGCCTCAATCTGTGCCAGCGCCTGCACACAGCGCTCACGCGGCCAGCCGAAGATCACAAAGTCGTCCACATAGCGGCAGTAGCGCCTGGCGCCAAGCTCACGCTTGATGAAGTGGTCCAGCGGGTTCATATAGATCAGCGCATACGTTTGCGATAACAGGTTGCCAATGGGTATACCCACGGGCTGGCCGTACTCGGCAAACTGCATCATCACGGCGACAAATCGCCGGTCCTTGATCTGGCGCTCGATCTGGACTCTCAGCACGGCCCGGTCGATGGAGTAGAAGAACTTCTTGATGTCGAGCTGCAAGATGTAGCTGTCAGGCGTGCTGGAGCGAATGGCATCTTGTGCGTAGTCAGCGGCGGCGTGAGTTCCTTTGCCTTTGCGGCAGGCATACGACTGATCAATGAAGGTGCGGTTGAACAGCGGGTACACCAGCCGGTAAATGGCGTGCTGCACCACCAGGTCACAAAACGCCGGGGCGAAGATGGTGCGCTCTTTGGGCTCGTACACCTTGAATTCTTTGTAGGGCCGGATGCTGTAACTGCCGTCATGCAAGGCGGCGTGCAGGCGGTCCAGATTGGATGACAGGTTGCGGCCAAATTCCAGCGTGGCGCGTTTGCTGCGCTTGCCAGCGCTGGCGTCCACCCAGGCCTGGTAAAGCGCGTCAGGCGTGAAAGCCTGTTCAAACAGGTGGCCCACACGTTTCATAGGATGGCCCCCAGACGTTCGACTGCAACAGGGCAGCTACTAGCAAAGGGGCGTCCAGCAGATTTAGCAAAGGCTTTCACCGAATGCAGGAAAGCGCCTCCCTTGAGTCCACAATCCCCTTGCAGGGTTCGAGGCATCGAGTCGGGCCGAGCACCAATGTTGTTGTTCGCATTCGTGCGCGCATTGTTGCAATTGAGCGTGAACACGCCAGCAGTCGCTGCGTTGTTCCAATTGCCGCTACGAATCGGCAGTGCCTTTAACATATCAAGACGCTTCCCTTGTTTTCCCGCCATCGGGATTCTGTTTGGCGCGCTCTGACTGAATCCACCCGCCAATCATTCGCCCCATTTCATCAACCATGCGACTGATGACGAGGTACCGGTGAGTGGCAGTCTTTTCATGGTCCCGTCCTGTGACCACAGCGCCATCTTTGAATTTGAAGTAGCCCAACTCATAGGCCAGTCGAATGAACATGCGCAGTTGTTCATGCGCAATATCCAAACTGGTCAAACTGGTTTTCTTCATGTAACGCTTTTGGCTCTCCACGATGAAGCCGTAAACCTCATACGCAGCATTACGAATCTGCTGACTCAGGCCAAACTTCTCATGCTTGGGGAAGTGGTTGAGATACAAATTCATTTGCTTGGCGAAGTCAATGAACTTGACATCGAGCTTGGCTTCATCGTGGGTGCCCATGTCGCTATCGCTCAGGGCATCAAGAAACGAAGGCGGGCCGAGCACCAACGCCGCTGTACGCATACGTGCGCGCATCGCCGCAACCGAGCGCGAACACGCCAGCAGCCGCCGCGTAGGCCCAAGCGCCGCCACGAATCGGCAGCATTTCACCGGTGAGAGTGATGTAAAAAACGTCACTGTTGGCCGCAGGCGTGGCGATGGTCCCACCCAAAAGGGATGCGACCGGCATCAAGCCCAATGCCTTTAGAACCAACACAGCACCCGCGCCGGTCACGTAGCTTGCCATTCCCTCAAATGCAGCGCCTGAGCCCAGCACCAAGGTTTGCGCCGCACTACCGCTGGTTGCATATTTGACAGTATTGGCACTGCCAGGCGCGACAAAGCAACTTGTTGTGGCCGCAGTTCCGTCAATGGCCCACCACTTGGCAGAACCTGCGCTCATATCGATGGCATTGAGAATGGCATCATTCTTGGGGATGGTGGTCGCACCATCATTGCGCAACACTTGTATTTCACCGGCATTGATACGCACACCGGGCGACCACTCCCAGACATTCCCGCAAAGGTCAGAAATCCCAGAATTGGAATTGTCGTGACGCCATGAGGCTGGGCCCGAGCCGGTTTGTATGCGGCCAGTTCCAGATGCCGTACCAGGAACAACACCATCCCCACGCACGCCAGTTTCCCAGGCTGCATCGTAAGCAGCACCCCAGTTGCTGTTTCCACGTGGCTGGAAGCTGTTGGCTCGGCACCAGAGTGCAATGCCTGCATAGGCTTGGTCCGTCACCACGTGGTGACCCGTACCGCATGCGCGGGCATAGGCTACGAACTGATCATGGTTCAGCGAGGCTGCTGGGTCTTGTCCAGGCAAACTGAGCAACTCCCCATTCTTTACGACACCGGGATAGGTACCGAAGTAGTAGGCGCTCTTGGCTGTGCCATCTTGCCCGTAGAACATGGGGTGTGGATCTGTGTAGCCCGCAATGCCAACCTGAGCACCAGTGAACTGCGGGATGATGTTCATGAATGTGGGTTGACCCAACGCGGTGTAAAGCACAGTCTGGCGACCGCCGCTGGCAGATTCAACGGCTGCGCGCAGGGAGTCTGGAACGGAAATGGTTAACGGCATGGTCAGTCCTTAAATGGGTTGTGTTGGGGCAATGAACGGAGTCATGGGGAGCAGCGTGAGGGTCACAACCCCAGAGTGGCAGGCCAGTGTGGCAACGGTTGTAGGCACAGTCCCTGGCATAAAGGTGAGCGCACCATCGTCGGCCAGATAGATGACTTCGGTGTAATTTCCAGGGCGCGCAAGGGTTGGCACGGTGATGCTGTGACCATTCCATGTGATGGTTACGTAGCTTCCTGACTCGGAGGTAGAGGCGCAGGGCTGATCTTGTGGGGCGAGAATGTTCATGGGGATTCCTATTGGGCAGTTGGCAATACAGCTTGGACGCGGTTTTCAGCGTTGGGGTGCATGGCTTTCCAGCGCACGGCGCAAGCAGTGGCAGAACCAGACATTTGCAGCACGAAACTGTTGACTGAGCGGCTTTGCACGGTGATCTGGCCTTCAAACCCAAGCCCGGGCGTGGCGGACTCCACATCAACCACCACTTGGTAATCGGTATTTTTGTAGGCCTTTGGCAGGCTGACCGTTGCTGTTGCATAGGTACGCACAATGGCGGTGCTGGCCGACTGGGTGAAGTTGGCTGTGCCGCGCTGCGTCTGGAAGGTAGTCGCATCAGACACGCGCTTATTGGCTTGTGCCGCCTGATCCATCGCGTAGTCGATGGCATAGGCTAATTGCGCATTGGACTGACCCTGATCAAAGCCGTTCAGGGAAACTGCTGTCAATGAACCAGAGCCGCTATTTATTACGGGCGCGGTCAGGGTCTTATTGGTCAGGGTGTCAGCACT